GTAATTTACCAGCGGCACCTGCACCAGAACCAGTAATTGTTACTGTACCTGTGGTGTAATGCTTACCTGTGTTACTGTAACCTACAGCAAATAATTTGCTTTCGTCGTTGTAAACTTCTGCAACTTCTGCTTCTTTGGAATAGTTGTCTACTTTAGCAGTAATTGGAGTTTCGTTTTGATTAAATCCAATAGCAACAGACCCGTATTCACCATATGAGTTGTTACCGTTTGTTGCACGAACTTTACCACCATGCGTACACAAGTAACCAATGTAACAATAATATGTAAACACAGATACAAGTTCTGATAAGCCGTCACCGTTACACCAGTATCCGATACCGTCTTGAATAATTTGTGTAAAGTCGTTAGCAACAATAGATTTATTACCACCGTTGTGTAGGTCGCCGTCGACCTTCATACCAATACACCCTTGACCAAACGTTGTTACGTTTTGTACATAGGTTGATTTATTTGTAATCCAAACACTTTCATCATCTGGGCCATCACCTGGATCAAGTGCTACGAAAGCCCCTGCGTCTACACGCTTAATTAAGTACTCATCTGGATCAGTTAACTCACCTACTAATCCCGATAATGTCATGTTTCTAATACCGCAACCGTTTCTAACACGGAACATATCTTGATCAGTTGTTTCAGGGGTTGGCTCAATAAATGTTGAACGTAGTTCATCGCCAACAATAGCAACGCCTGCTGGTACACTAATAGGACATACTTCTTTATAACGCCCTGTTTTAACTAAAATTGTTGCTGGTGCTCTCGTGCCTTCATCTTCAAAGATGTAGTTACACGCATACTTAATTGTTTTAAATGGAGATGTCTGCGATAGACCTCTACCGGGTGCAGTTGAATCAATACCGTCTGGTGAAACAAAGAAAACATTTTCAGTTTTTTCTAATGCTTCCCAGTCTAGCGAATCATCAAGCATTACTTTAAGAGCATCACCTGCATCATTAATACCAAGGCGTACCGGATCTGTTCCGTCGTGTGTTCGCATATCGCCTCTATATTGTAAGACGTTAGTGTTACCGCCTTCAATAACTGGAATCCAGAAATTATCTTGTGTGTAATCTTGATCTAAATCTGGTCTTGTTCCTGATTGAGATGATGTATGTCTTTTAATACAGCGATACAATGTACCTGCGTATGTTACTATATCTCCTAAGAAATAATTGTTAACAGCCGGTGCCGCATTTACTATAACAGTTTCTGACCAGTTACCTCTAAATCTGTCACCGTCAATTAATGTTTGCCAATAGTTATTAGAATAAATTGTTGTAACGGTACCATCATACATTCCCGAATGTGCCGCACAAACAAAATAGTTTGCTTTGTAAGCATCGCGTGGTACAAGGTAAATTACTTGTCTAGTAGTTGCTCCTGCAAAACCTGCTACATATGCCGCTCTATCTGCAACTTGTACACCGTCTAACCAGTATGTTACACCGTTGTCGGGTTCATTGTAGTTTCCGCCATCATGATGACCGTCAACTGTTGTACTAATATACAATGGGTGCGTATCATTAGAACTATCACTTTGATCAATTATATATGTGTTCGCTTCATAGAAGTTAATATCACCATCTTCAACACCGTTAACAAAATAATGATTTCCGTTTCCTGTGTTACCAACAGTGATTGCAACATTAACTGTTTCTACTTGATCGTCGGGCTCTGCACCAATATTATCTCTTAAAGAAATGTACAAGTAACCACCAAAGCGTACTACGTCACCTGTTTTATATGCTACAGCCTGATCCCAATAAGATGCCTCTTCTTGAACGTCTGGGTTTTGATTAATCTGCCCACCCATTCTATAACCTTGTGTTAGTAATTCCCAATCACCTGTATCTTGTGTAATACCGTTAATACTTGGAACACTGTTTGTATTAATTGTTAAAGATGTATAACTATATCCGCCATACTTAACAATATCACCTGGTTGATAGATTTCATTTTCATTCCAAAGAGTTTCGTATTCATAACCTGGAAGCCAAATGTTAAAGAAACTTTCTGCAAAAACTGCACCTGCCGCATGACTTGTATTACAATACCACAATGTAGGTCCGAAGCGTACAATATCACCTTGTTTATATAGGTAGTGTCTAGTGAAACTTTGATTTCCAGTTCCACCGTCTGCATTTATTGGATTTCTTTGTGCAAGTGCATCCGTTCTTGATCTATGTAATTTAAAATTGTTGCCGTCAACTAGGCTAACATAGTAGTAAGTGTTATTAGTTAAGTTAGTAGCCGCAGTGCCGTCGGTAGTATATTGTACAATGTCACCATCTTGCCAAACATGACTTGTTATTGTAATAACACCTGTGTCAATTCCTTCAGTAACTCCTGTAGCACTTCCTACCCAATGACCTTTGTATTCAATACCACTAAGGAAAACTTGCCACTTAGGAGTACCGTCCATGTCTGCTTCTAGACCAAGTGCATCGTCGTTAGCACTTTGGTGGCCAATTAGACATCTATAAACAATACCGCCATAGCGTACTAAATCGTCTTGTCTATAACGTGTTCTCGGTTGCCAATCTTTGCGCCAATCATCTGATCGTGTTACAATTTCCCATTTAGCAACATCAAGTTCAAGACCTGTAACTGTAGTTGATGATGTATGTTCAGTTTTACATTGATAAAGAATACCGTTATATTTTACAACATCACCAATTCTGTAAATAACTTGTGGTAACCATTCGTATCTCCAGTTTTGATCTGAAGCAACTAATTTCCAGTTACCAAAATCGTTAGTTCCAATTTGTCCAGGTGTTTCAATGTTAAAATATGCACCTTTACCTGTGCTGTTAACAGTTCTATCAAAGTAATAAAGTTTATCAGGTGCATTTTCCGGAACAGTCCATCTAATTTGACGTGAACTTGCCGCTCCAAATCCTGCAACATAGCCTGCGTCTGTTACTTCTGCACCATCTAAGAAATATTGAATTCCATTAGTGTAATAATCTACAAGCGGAGTATCAGCATTAATACCGTCTTCGTATAAACTAAATGCTAACGGATGTTCTTGACCGCCAAATGTAGCATTAGTAGTATCTGTTTGATCGAAATAATATGAATGACCTTTACGCAGTGTAAACTTGTTTCTTTCAAAATTTGCTACGTAAATTGCACCAGTGCTTGATTGTGAAAACCCGTCTGCTCTGTTTTCGCCTGTATCGTAACCGATAGTAATAGGAAGCGTAGTTGCAGTATCAGGAAGAACATACTCATCAGAAGTATGGCCAACAATAGCAGAGTAAACTTGTCCACCATAACGAACCATGTCGTTAACTTTGTAATATGTTCCAGGTGTCCACTGATCTACCCACTGATAACCATCTGTCATCTGTGTCCATTTAGGTAGGTCTTGATTTAGATAATCAATATAAAAATCCGGGTCTGATGTATGTCCGTTTAAACAAACAAATGTTTTACCACCGTATGAAACAATGTCGTCTTTAATATATTGCTTAGAAGCAGACCATACGCCTGTCCATCTAAACCTAATTCGATCTAATTTAAATTCAGCCATTTACTTTCCCGTTTCCTGCTTTGTTGTTGTATTTAACCATTATGGTGATACCCCCTCAGGATAATCATATTCTTGGTTTATTCTAATAACTAAGTTTCCTTCATCATCAACATAATAAACTAAATTTCTGTCGTCCCATCTAAACTGCTCATATCTTAAGTTTTCATATGTTGTAACGTGTTCTTCATCTCTACCTTCAAAGAATTCAATACCTCTTTGAAAGTCTGGATAGTTCTGTGTAGGATCGCCAGGTCTGTTTACTTGCACACCATCCGAACTTTTCATTTGGTCTGACTTTACAAGATATAATTCGCCGTCTTCACTGCGTCTTAGACCATAAAAGTATCTACTACCTTTTACGGTTTTTAGTAGTGTTCCTGCTTCTGTACCTTGATAAAAACTAGCCATTTTCTATTTCCTTACACAATATTAATAACATTACCCATGTTGCTGTGTGCTGAACATTGATAATATAATGTCGCTGGTGCACTCATTGGAACTGTAAATTCAATAACACCCGTTGATGCATTGTTGTTACTTGTTCCTGTGTTGTATGCCGCTCCACCGTTTGAAACTCTAATCTCGAATGGGTGGCCGCCACCACTGTTGTTTATAAAATAATACTTGTGACCTCTATACAAATATAGTACAGGATCGTTTGTTGTTGTTGGAAATCCAGGTCCGCTAAATGTGTAGTCTGATGTACCATTAGCACCAATTGTCCAAGTAATACTTGGAGCATTTTCTGGCTCCCAACTTGTACCATTATACGTCATTGCGTTACCAATACTTGCATTGGCTACACTAACGTTAGTTAACTCTTGTATTAAAGTTGGTGCTGGAGTTCCTGTCCAATTAATTGTTAAAACATCTCCAGTAATTTCAGTTGAAATATCTGTTCCGCCTTCAATTGCAAATGAGTCTGTTAAACTAGCGGCACTTGTTGCACCTGTATCTGCTGTAAATGTTTCCCATAAGTTTTGGTCTGTTGATTGGTCTACAACAAATTCTAATCCATCACCTGCTGAATTAACTTTAACAAATCTATTTGCCGCGCCTGTAAATGCCGCTGGCGTATCTGACAAATCTAAAAACGCACCACCAAACAATGTTGGAGTGTTTGTAAAGTTACTATAGTTTAAGAAGTATGCACTGTCAAATCCGTCAAGTGTGTCAGCATCTAAACCAGAGCCGCCTGATGCAATATCAGCACCTGGTGCCCATTGTGCACCATCCCATTTAAGAACATCACCTGTGCTTGGTGCTGAAGATGAAACGTTACTTAATGCACTAATAGCAATTCCTGAAACTTCTGAAGCGGTGATTGCACTGCTAAATTCTAATGCTGTTGCACCCGAGTTTACTCTAACAATTTGTCCGCCTGCTCCTGAAAAGTTTGTAGGTGTATCTGATAAATCAACAAATGCACTTGAGCCGCCGTCTGTAGCAACATTTCCTGGGCCCCATGTTTGAGTTGAGGCTGTATAAATTAGTGCTTGACCATCTGTTGCGCCACTAGTACTTACATCAGCAATATCAGTTAGGTCCGATGTAGTGTCTAGCATTTTAGTCCAGGAGTTGTTATGAGCGTAGTAAACACAACCGTCTGCACTAACTTTTGCTAACATACCATCATAGGTAGTAGGGTTAGGTAAATCTTCGTATGCATCGTATAAGAAGGTAACTTTGTTGTTACCTACTGATGTTGCAGGAAATGAATTTAACACACCACCTTCATTAACAACTGAAAGTTGATCACCATCTCCTAATGCTTCGTATAACTCGGTAAAGTTATTATTAATTTTTGTAGCGCCTGCCCTTAGGTTATCACCTTGTCCATCGTTGGGCAACACTCCTACGTTAACTGTTTGTTTTGTCATTTGCTACTCCTACGCTCCTATGTTTGGTCAAATGTTATATTGTTGTTATCCATTGTTAAGTTAGTGTTATCCCATTCTCTATCACTATCTGTAACTGTAATTGTATCACCAGCATAAACAACAGCACCATCGTTTGGACCTTGATTTAATCTAACTACTAGTTCGCCTTCTTCATTTACATAGTAAAATAAATTAGCATCGTCCCAACGAAATTGTTCATAATTTAAATTTTTATAAGTTAAGTTGTGTGCAGAATCTCTACCTTCAAAAAATTCTACACCTTCGTCAAACTCAACAAAGTTATCAACAGGATCACCTTCCTTATTAATAACAATATTGTCACTAAGGCTTAGTTGGTCAAGTTTACCTAAAAATAATTCTCCATCGTCGGTTCTACGTAACCCGTAGAAATAACGCTCGCCGAGATTATCTTCGATAGTTTGTGTAATTGTTTGACCTGTAAACCACTGAGATGACATATTACACTATCTCCACAAAACTCATGACGCAGTCTAAACTTGCATCAATATCTGCAACAACATAAATCGTATTTGTTGCCGCTAAAATTATTTTTTCACCACCATTTAAAACTTTTAAAGTTGAGTTAGGTGGAATAAGAATGTCTTTTAAATAAAACCCTGTTACTGATGTATCGTCGGATATTTTTACACTAGCACTTACAACAGAACTAGTTAGATTAGCCAAACTCATACCAATAACAGTTGCTCTAGTACTTGGACCTACTTCGTAGATCGGTACATCAATTGTTCCTATTTCTTTTACTACTTTATTTTTAAAAAACGTTGCCATTCTTTTATCCTATCGTAACCGCCATCTTAATTGCAATTTCTTCAGCATCTTGTGCCGACACAGCACCCGAACTACCTGCTACTGATACCCATTGTCCTGATGGATCATAAATTTCAACACGATCGTCTGCTGTGTTAAAACGCATCATTCCAGTTTCTGGTGTCGGATGTCTATTAGTTAGATCACCAACTGGAATAACAAATCCACCAGTACCTTCAATTTTAAAGTATCCAGTACCTGTTTGGGCAAGTGTTGTAACTGCACCTGCTACAGTATTAGTTATCGAATTAGCATTAAAGCCAAAGTTCTCAATGATTACTTTACCAGTACCATTTGCTAATAGGTTTAAATCTGTATTAAGGGTTACTGTTCTAACAGTATTACCTTCAATTTCAATATCGTCTACTGCTAACTTATTTACATTAAATCTAGTGCTATTAACGTCTGCAACCTGCTGTCCTGCGGCAAAAAACGTTAGTG